TTGCCGACTATATTTGTGGGATTATCAACACGCACGTTGTTCCGCAACTAGTTAATGCTAACTTCAATCTGGGAATGAGTCGCGGGTACCCCTGCCTACGTGCTCGGCGCATTGGTGAGTGGGAAGACCTCCGTACGTTGAGCTTTGCCATCCGCAACCTCATCGGCGCGGATGCTATTCGTCCTGACCAGCCGCTAGAAGACCACCTACGTAAGGAGATGGACCTACCCCCGGCCGATCCCAAGACTGCTCGTACGCCTGTTATGGTGCGTCCGCCTGTAGCTAACTCGCCACTCACACCTGGTGAGACCACAGCAGTTACGGACCAGGCCCTTGCTGGTGCACAGATGGACGCAAGTCACCAGCAGCCTGGGACGTCTTTGAACGGTGAGCCTATGAATAAGGGCCAGCAGGCGGGCGGTACGCGTCAGCAGGCAAAGCCACCTGTCGGTACACCCAAGGGCAACGCGGGCACGGATCGTTCGGGCTCCTAGAGAATTACAGAAAGCCCGACAGAACGTATTGATTAGCTAGTTTGACTTCATTATAATAAGGTTAGAGGCTGGAGGTGATCGGGATGGCAATGAAGCCCCGTAAGGGCATGGGATTCAAGAATGCTGCAGCTTCCGTGGCTGCTAAGCAGGGGATCCCGATGGAGCAGGCCGACGCCATCATCGGTGCAGGCAAGGCTAATGCCTCTCCGGCAGCCAAGAAGGCCAACCCGAATCTCCTCAAGACGAGTTCGGGCAAGCCTGCTAAGGCTGCAAAGGCGGCAAAGGCTACGAAGTCGTCAGGTAAGGGTGGAGGCGCTTACTGATGGCTCAGCACTTTACGTACTACTCAGACCTCAAGGGCATTCAGCTTTCGGAAACTAACGGGAAGCCGACCTCTTGGGTCAAGATGATGAACTACGGCACGTACAAGCACGCAGTGTTCGGCGATCTTGTTTTTGACCTGCCGAAGGTTCGGCGGTTTTCCGAGAACCAGAAGAAGCGTGTTCGAGGCACTGACCTAGACATTGACTACGACCACAAGCTGGACCGTGCTAAGGGCAACCAAGCGGCTGGCTGGGTTCAGGACACTGAGGTCCGTACTGACGGTTTGTACGCGCTGATCGAATGGACTCCCACCGCTGCGGATGAGATTAAGGAAGGCAAGTGGCGGTACATCAGTCCTGAGTTTGTTGATGAGTGGACTGACCCGCTTGGTGTGACCCATCAAGACGTTCTAGTTGGCGGTGGCATTACCAACAGGCCGTTCTTGAAGGACCTCCTCCCCATCAACTTGTCGGAGTTGGTGTTTGACGCTCCTGCGATCGGCACACCCCCGGCTGTACCGCCAGTGCAAGACCCACAGAAGGAGAAGGAAGTGGATCCTAAGCAGCTGCGCGAGCAGCTCGGGCTTCCGGCAGAGGCCACTGACGAGCAGGTGACTACTCGTCTTGGGCTGCTCAAGCAGCTGTCTGAGGCCTTCCCGGATGGTGTACCCACCCCACCGAAGAATGACCCGTCTACGCGTCGGCCGGAGCCGCCGACGATTCAGCTGGGTGAAGACGTTCGGCAGCTTGCTGAGGCCAACCCGACCGTCAAGGCGCTCGTGTCCCACATGGAGGACTTGGTACGGGTTTCCCATCAGGCCACCACCCAGCTCCGCGAGGAGCAGGTGTCGCGTAAGCTGACCGAGTTCAACACTGGTCGGTTGGCACTGACGCGTCCGGCCTCTGATCTCGTCATGGACATCATGCTTTCTGAAGGTCTTCGCCCCGACACTGAGAGCAAGATCTGGCAGCTGATGGAAATGATGAAGAACCAGTCCGGCATGTTCATCGAGCTGGGCGAGCGAGCGAGCACCAATCTTGGCCGCTATGGCGTACGCGAGTCGCAGGACCCTGCGGCGCAGTTTAAGAAGCTCACCGAGGTACTCGTTGCCAAGGGTGTGTCACTTAGTGAGGCCTACGACGTCGTGGCTCGAGAGAACCCGAAGTTGTACGAGGAGTACCGTAGCGATTCCTACGCGTTCCGGACGCAGGACTGAGGGGGGAGGGATAACCGATGGCTGGTGGTGGAAACTACGTCCTGAGCAAGGGGTACCCTGTTCTCTCGACGTACAACGGCTCGTCCACGGGCGGCGTGACGGCTTTCCGTGCCGTTAAGTTCTCCGTGGCAAGCAGCCGTGCGACGATCGACCTGAACGTTGCGGCTACGGTTTGGTCAGTTGGTGTCGTCCAGGAAAACATCGACGCGGTGAAGGTTGCGACCAACAAGGCCGTTGCCAACGTTGCAGTGATGGGCATTACCAAGATGTACGCCAACGCTACTCCTGGCGCGATCGTTCTCGGCTCGCCTGTTGCAGTAGGTAACGCCGGCGGTGCCATCCTGGCCGCTACTGGTGGTACGAACTTCGTGATCGGCATCTGTGTTGGTATGTCGGTGCCTGGTGGTACCGTTGCTGCAGGTGACCTGATCGATGTCCTGTTGACTCCTAACGGCGTCAAGCTCGCCTAATCCTGAAGGGAGTGGAAAATGGCTGTTTACAACCCTTCGGGTGGCGGTAACGTCCACGTTGATAAGATCCTCACGGATATCTCTATCGCGTGGCCGAACGACGGCCTGGTTGGGTCTAACCTGTTTCCGGTCGTAACAGTCCAGAAGCAGACGGACAAGTACTACATCTTCGGCCGTGAGGCTTGGCTTCCTGAAAAGGGCGACTACCGCGCCCCAGGCACCGAGGCGAACGAGATCGCTGGCATGCAGGTTTCTACGGACACCTACTTTGCCAACGAGCACGCACTACAGATCGCTGTGACTGACGAGGAGCGTTCGAACGCTGACAGTCCTCTGTCCCCGGACCGTGACGCCACCGAGTACGTTACGCAGCGCGTCATGCTGGGCCGTGAGGTCGCAATGCAGACGATCGCTACGACGGCTGCGAACTACTCGTCGACTTCCACCACTACCCTTTCGGGTACCTCGCAGTGGAACGACTACGTCAACTCGGACCCGATCAACAACCTAAGGACCGGCAAGACGCAGGTCCACAACCGCATCTTTATGGATCCGACCGTTGGCGTTGTGCCCTACTCGGTTATGGTGACTCTACAGGACCATCCGGACTTCCTGGAACGGATCAAGTACTCCGAGCGAGCGATCTTCTCACAGGAACTGCTAGGTGCGGTTCTCGGTCTTCCGAAGATCGTCGTTCCGGGTGTTGGCGTCAACACTGCCAACGAGGGCCAGCCTGCCACGCTTGGCTACCTCTGGGGCAAGGACGTCGTCCTTGCCTACGTGCCTCCGCGTGCAGGCCTAAAGATCCCCGCCTTCGGGTACGAGTTCCAGTGGGGTACCCAGTTTGTAGACCGGTGGCGCGAAGACCGTCGTGCGTCGGACCTGATTCGGGTTCGTCGTCGCTACGATCTCAAGCTTCCGGCTCAGGGTGACCCGGGCACGTCGGACGCCGGCCTGTCGATCGCGGGTTACCTGATCAAGGCAGCGATTGCCTGACGGAAGGAACGGTTATGGCTAATGCGTACAGGGCACTGTCGAACATCGAGCACGGCGAAGAGAAGACCGACAAGGACGGCAACGTCACAAACGTTGTCAAGAAGTTCGAGTACGGCCAGCTCGTCACGGGTCTCGACAAGGATATCATGAAGAACCTCTGGGACGCAGGTGTTCTAGAGCAGGTGGATGTTCCGGAGGCACCTAAGCCGGAAAGCAAGCAGACGGAGCCTTCTGGAGGGGCGCCGGCTGCTCCCGCTGCAGGCTCGTCTACCACCAGTGGAACTGCTGCCGCCACGGGTTCCGGTAGCTGAGAAGCGCGGGGTCAGGGGCGTCCGGTGTTCAAAACTGGGCGCCCCTTCGGCTAAACACGTACTGAGGGAGGTACGTAGTGGCTATTCTAATTACTGCCGACGAAGCTAAAGCCTGGCTAGAGCCTACTAAGCTACAGCATCCGGCAACCCTTGACGTTGACTTGCTTGCTCATGCACAGAACGAGGTCTTGGGTAGAATTGGTGCTGTTTACGATGTTTCAACATGGGTAGACACCACCTCAACTCCTGCTCTTGTTCAGACGGTCATTTCTAA